TAGATGCCATCTCATTTTTAATAGGATTATGCCAAATGCTCATTTGAAGACTGCCTTCGCTACCCATTGGAAGAAACTCTTGTTGAACCCATTCGTCAGAATCATCATAATCAAAATCTACCATCTCTCCCCAATCAACTGTTCTTCCAAACTGTTCGATAATCTCATTGTCAGAAATCTCACCTATACTGTCTATTCTAAATATTGCCGCCACATGTGTCCATCTGCTCATATATTTATTCTCCTTTTTCATATCCATTTCTAATAATTTGTAGTTCTCTCATCAAATTAGAAGTTGAGTACAAAGCTGATTCATCACTTAATTCTTTTAAATTCTGCAATGTATCTTTCAAATTTTTATCAATTTCTTTTGTATTATCAGAACATGAATAATCTCGCTCCCTCATTTCTGCTGTTGCTGTCACTTTCCAAAATAATGAACAAGCCACTTTCTTGACACTATAATTTACAGGACATTTATCGTAAACTTGAATGTCGGCAACTGATATTGCTTGTGTCCCATACTTTGTTCTACATAAGATAATATCGCCAGGTTCAATCACTTTAACAAACTTATCCCAATTGTATTTTTTATCATGAGGAATTCGCCAAACATACACTTTATCGCTACCATTAACGTGCTTACCATAGATATAAGTCGTTGGATAATCTCTATAAGTAGATTTTACCTTGACTTCAACTTCCTCTATATTATTCTCCTTATAAACGAGATACATAATATATCCATCAATCAGAATATCTTTTGAAGAAAGTACAATATCTCGGTCAGCTTTTTCGAATACATCAAAATAATCTCTACATTTCTGTAGTTTTCTTTCGGACACATGAGTCCTTGCAAAAGCATCCGAAATCTTTATATCTGATAGTTTCATAGTTTTTGTTATCATAACAATATTCTCCTTTGTGTTTAATTTTCGGCAATCGAAAGGTTCAGTTTTAGCTTTAACTTTTCACATATATCACAAATTTGAGAAAGAGAAAAATCATAATCACCACTTTCATATTTAGAAAGCATTTGAGGAGTTACTTCTAAATAACTTGCCATATCTTTTGAGGTCAAGCTATGTTTTAACCGATATTCCAATAATGTTGTCGAAAGTGTATATTGAATATCGTAATAGTATGATTTTGATGCACTCATATCAGCACATAATTTGTTGAGATACTCGCCAGCATTGACCAATTCTATATCATCGCTCATTTATACTACCTTATTCCCCTTACATCACAACACCAATGTTATTAATTTGTCTATTCTCACTTGTACTCTTTTGAATTTCTCCATTGATTTTACAATAGAAACTTCCACCACCATCAACTTTAATAACATCAGAAAATCCACAATCTTTAATTTTGTCGTAAATCTCTCCACTTGTAATACAATTTGAGGTCTTTGTTTCAATGTAAAAATAATAGATATAATTATCTTTGACTCCTAAAAATCCGTGGACTGTCGGTCTAACTATCGAATTATCCCAACCTTCGTCCAAATATTCTGTCGTTGCTCTTAAACCATCAATTATAATCGGAGCACCCGAAACAGCATATTTAACATCTTCATCATATAAACTGTTGTACTTATCAATAAAAACTGTATTGTCGTTACAAATAATCAACGTAGACACGTCTTTCTTTTTAAATTGGTCAGACGCATTTTGACTTGCATAGAAATAAACCTTATTATCTTTGACTTTTCGTTCCTTTAAATATTTCAAACATGGCGATGAAAGTGTGTTTTCATCTGTGTCGGCTACAAGGTTTGCCACTGGCAAAGTAAAGAAAATTCCGTCTTCTTTGAAGTTTGCAAAATAACCAAGATTAAAATATGTATCTTCGTCCAAGTCGCTCTTTGATTTATCAACCAATTTAATTTGGAATCTATTTGATGGTACTCTCAACATACGAATTCCATTATGTGAAACTATCTTTGTTTCATTCTTATTTAACAGTTCAGAATATCGGTTAATAATCACATTTAAATCATCCAAGTGAACGAGTTTCTTCCTATTAAATATGTCATTCCAATATTCAATTTCGTCATCAGGAATAACACCATCGTTCTTCAATACCTTTGTTTGCTTTTCCAATGTAATTGGATAAACTACTTTACCATCTGGGTCAAACACTTTATATCCCTGTTGCACCCTTTCTTCTGTACATTCTTGGATTGCTTTTTCTTTATCTGTATATGCACAAATTTGTGAACTATCCCATTTACCATTGTTCCAATTTTTACGCACTCTATAATATCCCATTTGTTCACTCTCCTTATTCTTCATCAAGACGTTGTTGGTATTCGGTAAAATACCATTCTAATTCGTCTCTAAAATTTTTAACCGCCTTTGACACTTTATCTTTCGTTGTAAAGTAAATAATATTTGGTTCTCTTCTTCGAGAGCATCTTCCTATTTCAAATAGACTGGAACGATAGTTATATGCAATAAAATATTTAATAATCCCCTCATTTTTCCAATCAGATATAGAAATAGACTTGTCGTTTAACGCCTGCCACTGTCTTAAACAACGCAATAACCTATCAGCTCTTGCATTGTTCTCAGCAATGGTTTTATCGCTGTAATAATTGCCTACATCATAACGATTTTGGTCAAATAGGACGGTATTCTCATTTTCTATTACTAAATCTATAGTATTGACAAAATAATACTTCTTATTGTTACATTCTTCTCTTCTCTCATATCCTGTTTTAGGCTTATCCTCAACCAATCCCAATATTTTAGCCTGTTCTTCTGTCATTTCAACCTGAACGGTTTTTCCATTTGCACTAATTGTTGCTTTCATATTAACTATCCTCCTTATTTGTTGACCTATTCTGCAATAATTATTTCTATATCATCTGTATCTTTGTTTTCTATTGGTAGAGTGCTGTTGTATTCTCTAACCGCTTCGATATAGCGGTTTAGCAGAATTTTTGCTTTTCTTTCATCTCCACAATCAAAATGCACAACTTCATCATCTATGTCTTCGTTGTCACCTCTTATATATAAAACATCTAATCTCATTTGTGGGCTACACGAACTTTCAATATATACACCGTTAGATGCAGAAAAATGAAAGTGCCCT